TGCCGGTGATGACCAGGCCGCTGGCGATGACCACACTCATGCGAACACCACCTTTCCGCCATCGGCGCGGAATTCCTCCACCCGCTCCAGCAACCGGCGCACATCCAGTCCGCTGACGATGGTGTCGGCGCTGAGACCGCTGACGAACAGGCTTTGCTGCTGCACCGGCGCGGCCGCGGCCGGCGCGGCACTCGCCGCTGAGCCGCCCCCGCCACCGCCGCCCTTGTTGGTGTTGCGGATGTTGGCGACCTGGGCGAAGCCCGCCGCGCCGGCAGCCGCCGCGGCGGCAATGTTGAGTGGCCAGGGGACGTTCGCCCAGGCATTGGTGATGGACTGGAAGGTGTTGATCAGCGCCGCGGCAATGGCGAAGCCCTTGCTCTCGCCGAACACCGTGCCGAGATCGGAGACGATGCTGCCGGCCATATTGGCATAGCTGTTCATGGCGATGGCCGAGGCCTTCGACATGGCGATGCCATAGGTCTCGGCATCGATCGCGGTTTTCTGCAGCGCCCTGCCGAGCTTGTCCTGGGTCTCGGCAAGCTTGGCGGTGATCGGGTCCACCTCCATCTCGATGTCGCGTTGCAGCTTGCGCAGCTCGAGATAGCGCTCCAACTCGGCATTATGCAGCTTCTGCGCCTTGGCCCTGGCATCCTCGGCGGCGCCGGCATCGGGGATCGGCGCCTGGCCCTTGTCGCCGATCTGCGGGCCGTATTGCGGCGGACCTTCCACGTCCGCCGCATGCTTGGCCCAGATCGCCTTGCGGTCATCGGCGAGCTTCTGGTCGATCTTCAGCAGCTCCGCGGCGCCGGCGCGGTTCTTCTCGGCGATCTCCGACCAATTGCCGGAAAAGAAGCTGGCGAAGGCGCCGCCGGCGGTGGCCAGGTTAGAGCGCAGCCGCTCGAAAGCGGCCGAGGCGGTATAGGCCCAATCGACCACGCTCTTGATGCCGTCGCCGACATTGCGCGCCCAGGCCTGCACGCCGCCGCCGCTGTCGATCCAGTCCTGGATGTCCTTGACCAGCTTCTGCAAGGTGGGCAGCAGCTGGCCGGTAAGCTGGATATAGAAGCCATCCATGCGCTTGCCGACCTTCTGCCATTCATCGCCGAGCGCTTCGACGCCCTTGGCCGTTTCGGCATCGAGCACCAGGCCGAGGCGGCGCGCCTCCTCGCGCAGCCGCGCCAGCTCGGCCGAGCCGAGATTGAGCGTCGGGATCAGCTGGGCGCCGGATTTGCCGAACAGCTGCATGGCGATCGCGGTCTTGGCGGTGCCGTCCTCGAGGCTAGCGAACTTGTCGCTGACCTGGATGATCACCTCATCCACGCCCTTCAGCTGGCCGGCCGAGTCCTTGGCCGAAATGCCGAGCGCGGTGAGCGCCTTGGCGGCCGGGCTGTCCGTCTTGCCGCCGGCGATCTCGGCGAGGCTCTTGGCCAGCTTGCCGGCGCCGACGCCGAGCTGCTCGAAGGAAGCCCCGGACAGCTCGGCCGCATGCTTCAGCACCGCGAGCTGCTCGACCGGAATGCCGAACTTCGACGAGGCGTCGACCAGGTCGCCGATGGAGTCGATCGCCCCCTTGAAGCCGCCCGTGATTCCGCGCGCCGCGGCGGTCAGGGAGTTGGCCAGCATCTGGCCGGCGGCCGCGCCGGCGCCGGCGGCGACGCCGAAGCGCACCGCCAGCCGGTTCATTGCGCCCTCGGCCGTCTTCGCCGCGGCCAGGAACTCGGCCTGGCTCATCGACAGGCTGATATGCAGGCCGCCGATCTGCAGAGTGCCGCTCATGTGTTTCCCCCGGACGCGGGTCCGCATCAACCGTGGTCAGGCGGCTGATACGGCCCATAGGCGTCTTCATAGATGTCGCGAACTTCGTCCTCGGACATGGGGTGCTTCTCGCCCCATGTTTGCTTCGGCGTCCTGGCCTCCACCCACCACCAGAACTCGGCAGGGGAGAGCGACCAGAACTGCTCCGATGTCATCCAGCCGCCGAGGCAGACCGCCGCCTGGTAGAAGGCTTTGACCGTCTGCTGGCGGCCCGGCGGTTTCCCGAGGCGGCCCCTTTGGCCTGGCTGGTGGAGAGCTGTGCCGGCGGCGTCATCATCAACAGGAAGGTGACCAGTGCCGCCTCGATCCGCTCCATGATGTTGGCTTGTGGGTCGAAGATGCTGCGGTACATCTCCTCATCGCTGACCTTGCATCCGGCATAGCGGAGCAAAGCAGCGAAGGCGCGCGAGATCTTCACCAGAGGCGGCCGGCCATGCGAGGCGGCGAGCATCTCCATGATGGTGAAATGCTCCTCGATCGTGGCGATCGCGCCGAGCATCCGATCGGAGGGGATGACGTAAGTCTCCCCCTTCCACATCAGGCTTTGGGATTCAAACAGCGCCATGGCTACACTACCGCCGCGCCCGGCGTCACGGCGATGACGCCGGTCGACTGCAGGGTCGCCTCGAAGGTCACCGCGTCGTTGTAGACGCCGGTGGTGTTGTGGCTGGCGAGGAAGAACGTGCCGGAGATCTTGCGGCCGTTCTCATATTCCACCTCGGCATATTTGGTGCGGTTGCCGGCGAAGAAATCGTCCTCCAGCCGGTGGCTCTTGGTCACGCCGGACAGGGTGATCTCCACCTGGTTCTCGGCGGCGTCCTCGAGCAGCTCGCGCCAGCCGCCGCTATCGTCGGCGGTGACGTTGATCGCCTCGCCGGCGCAGGCGACGCCCTTCTCGCGCACGCCGGGGATTTCCTCCGCCGGCGTGCCCCAGCGGAATTTGATCTTGCGGCCGACCCGCGCTTTTCCAACCATGTCGGTGTCCTTTCCTACCGTTCAGCCCAGACGAGGAAATCGAGCGCGGTGCGGAAGGGATAGTCCGCGGCATCGCCGCCGCCCTCGCGCAGGTCCTGCTCGATATCCAGCTCGATCAATTGAAACGTCGTGGTGCCCACCGTGCCCTCGAAGGCCGACAGCGAGGCCTTCACCGCCCGCGCCAGCAACTTGGCGCCGGCATAACTGGCCGCCCAGCAGTCGACCTGGATGCGCGCCTGCTCGAGCCCCACCTCGCCGTCATCGGCATAGAGCGGGCCGCCGCTGATGCGGTTCAGCACGACGGCCGGCAGCGCCGAGCCTTGCGGCCGCGAGCCGGGATACACGCGCATGCCGACCATTCCGCTCACGGCGTCAAGGCCGATCAGGCGGGCAATCAAAGCTTCTTCCATCAGCCGCCTGCCTTCTTTGCGAGCCTCTTGGCCTGCCGGGCCAGCGCCTTCTCGATCTCGGCCCACATGTCGTCACCGACGCCATCAAGGACCTGCATCTTGCCCGCGTCCCAGGCCGGCCGCAGGAACGGCTTCGGGCTGGAATGCGCGGTGCCGAACTCGACCATGGAGGCATAGAAGGCCCCGTCATGCGGGCCGATCACCACCTCGACGGTGCTGCCGGCGGCACGATTGGCCTCCCGCGCCGCCCGGCCGGCCTCGGCCCGGCTGGCACCGCCCTGCATCGCCTTGGCGAAGGCGGCTTTGCCCGCATTGCCGCCGCGGGCCTGGGCGATGATGGAATCCCGCAGCTTGCCGGTGCGCACCGGTGCCCGCGTCCGCGCCGCCTCGACAATCGGCTGCGCCCGCTTCAGCAGCACGCGCTTCACCACATTCCGCGCCGTGGCCTTGGACAGGTCCTGCAGCGCCGCCTGGATTTCCCGCAGGCCCTCGATCTTGATCTTCATGTGGAGGCCTCCGCCCGCGCCACCGCGTCGATCTCGCGCCATTCCCCGCGCTCGAAATCGCGGATTGCGGTGATGTTGTAGAGCCGGTCATTGAAGAGGATGCGGTCGGCCGCGGCCACGCCGGCTATCTCCGGCGACCAGCGGATGACGAAGCGCGCGCTGATCTGCGCGCCGACTTCCGCAGCACGATAGCTCTCGCCGGCGGTGGCGTCGGTCACCTTCGCCCCGACGGTGGCAATATCGATCCAGCTTTCGACCTCTTCGTTGAAGCCGTTGCGCGTCTTCAACGCGCGCTGCAGCGTGATCGGCCATTTGAGATCCTCGGCGGTGGGTTTTGCCATGGCTACAGCGGCGCGAAGCGATGATTGGAAATCAGTTGCTCGACCGCGTCCGGAATGGCGTCGCCCGGATTGCCGTCGAACCAGTATTTCACCGTGAGGCGG